TGACGTGGGAGAAGAAAGACGGCACCAAGGTGACGTTGACCGAGCGCCAACTCAAACGCATGGAGCAGGAGTACGTCAGCAAGCTGGCGGGCAAACTGACCGTGGTCCCTGAATCCGATGGCCGTCCGGCTGTCGTCATGAATGCTGCGCCGCTGTTCAGCGCAGTAGAGGCAGCACCCGCTGCCGAATCCCTGCCCTCGTGGCTTTCTTAAACTGGAGTAAATGTAATGTCTGAAATCATCTTTTTGTCGAACGTCCGTCTGTCCTTCCCACATCTCGCTGAACCACAGCGCCAGATCAACGAGCAGACCGGCAAGGAACGCATCTCGTACAACTGCGAGTTCATCATGCCTGAGAGCCACCCCGGCTTCGCTCAGTTCATGGCCCGCTATGGTGCCTTGGCACTGGACAAGTGGAAGGAACATGCTCAAGCTGTCATGGGCATGATTCAACAGGATCGCAAGACCCGCTGCTTTGGTCGTGGCGAGGAGAAGGTCAACAAGAAGACCTTCCAACCCTACGATGGCTACGCAGGTCATGTGTTCATCACCGCAGGCCGCGACACCGCGCCTCAGATGATCCAAGCCGATGGTCAGCCCATCGACCCCACCAACACGATGGCGTATCAGCAATTGGCCCGCAAGATGTACGGCGGTTGCCGTGTCAACGCTGCGATCAAGCCTTGGCCGCAGGACAACAAGCATGGCCGTGGCATCCGCTGCGACTTGATCGCTGTCCAGTTCGCCGCTGACGACACGCCCTTCGGTGAAGGTGCTGTTGACGCATCGAACCTGTTCGGCGCTGTTGCCGGTGCTCCCGCTGGCATGTTTGCACCTGCTGCTGCACCAGCGCCAGCAATGCCCGCCGCACCGTTTGGCGCACCCACGGGCCTGCCATCGTTCTTTGGTCAGTAATTGAATCGGGGCCACTGCCTCTGGGGGTTCCCGGGGGACCGGCCAGTGGCCCCACCTACCCGGTAACCGTAATGAGTAAAACACCTGAATACATCGCATGGGTCAACATGCGTCAAAGATGCAACAACCCACATGGTCACAACGCCATTTACTACACTGACGTTTCAGTGTGTGATGAGTGGAACGACTTTGCGAGATTTGTTGCAGACATGGGTTTGCGACCAAGCGCCAAGCATCAACTTGACCGGCGCGACAACACCAAGGGTTACTCGAAAGACAACTGCCACTGGGTTGAGAAGAAACCACAAATGCAAAACACGCGACTCAGTAAATGGTGGGTCATTGACGGCGCACGTTATGCCAGTTTGAGCGAAGCCGCTGTCGCCGTTGGCGTGACAGCCAGCAGAGTTAAAGCATGGTGTGAAGGGCGCACCGATGGTGGCTACACATACCCTCCGAAACCAAATTGCTGGTCGGAGAAAAAATATGCGCAATGATTATGTATTCGATGTGGAAACCTATCCCAACGTGTTCACGCTGGCAGTGGAACACGCAGAAGCACCTCTGCACTGGATGTTCGAGATCAGTGACCTACGCAACGACAGTCGTCAGATCGTTGAGTTCCTCCAGTTCCTCAAGGACACCGACTCACGCATGGTCGGCTTTAACAACTTGGGGTTCGATTACCCTGTGATTCACACCCTTGCTCGCATGGGTCAAAGTGATGCCAACACGCTGTACCAAAAGGCGATGGCGATCATCAACTCGCAGGACGATGACGGCAGCAAGTGGATGCACATGGTCAAGCCCTCGGACCAGTTTGTGCAGCAGATCGACCTGTTCAAGATTCACCACTTCGACAATCGTGCCCGATCCACCAGCCTCAAGGTGCTGGAGTTCAACATGCGCAGCGACAGCATTGAAGACCTGCCGTTCCCGGTGGGCACCGTGCTCAACCGTGAGCAGATCGAAGTGCTCAAGTCATACAACAAGCACGATGTGGCGCAGACCAAGGCGTTCTATCACCACACGCTTGACATGATCCACTTCCGTGAAGAACTGACGCGCAAGTACGCCCGGGACTTCATGAACCACAACGACACCAAGATCGGTAAAGACTACTTCACCATGAAGCTGGAAGAAGCCGGTGTCGCCTGCTACGACTTCGGCCCCAAGGGCCGCACACCCCGGCAGACCAAGCGCCCGGTGATCCACCTCAAGGACGCCATCCTGCCGTGGATCAACTTCGAGCATCCTGAATTTAACCGGGTGATGAACTGGCTCAAGGCTCAGACCATCACCGAAACCAAAGGGGTCTTCACGGACCTCACAGCAACAGTCAATGGATTCACTTTTGTCTTTGGCCTTGGAGGAATCCACGGCTCCGTCGAATCTGAAGTCATCGAGTCTGACGGTGAATACGTCATCGTGGACTTGGATGTCACTTCATACTATCCAAACTTGGCAATCACGAATGGGTTTCACCCGGCCCATCTCGGAAAAGAGTTTGTCAGCATCTACAAGCACCTGTTCGAGCAGCGCAAGCAGTACCCCAAGAAGTCCGCAGAAAGCGCGATGCTGAAGCTGGCGCTGAACGGCGTGTACGGTGACAGCAACAACCAGTTCTCGATCTTCTACGACCCGCTGTTCACCATGAGCATCACGCTTAACGGCCAACTGCTGCTGTGTCTGCTGGCCGAGGGGTTGATGCACATCCCCGGTCTGCGCCTGATCCAAGTGAACACTGACGGCCTGACTGTGCGTGTGCCTCGCAGCCACAAGATGCTGGTCGATCTGGCCCGCGCTGCATGGCAGTCGCGCACCGGGTTGAACCTTGAGGAAGCCGTGTACAAGGCCATGATGATCCGCGATGTCAACTCGTACATCGGCGTGTTTGAGGACGGCAGCACCAAGCGCAAAGGTGCCTACGAGTACAAGGTCGGTTGGCACCAGAACGCCGGTGGACTGGTGGTACCCAAGGTGGCCGAGAAGGTGCTGGTCGAGGGTGCGCCGATCCGCGAGACAGTCGAGCAGTGGCCCGACATCATGGACTTCATGCTGCGCACCAAGGTGCCCCGCAGCAGCCACCTCGCCATCGAGTGGGACAACCAACCGCCCCAGAAGATTCAGAACATCACGCGCTACTACATCTCCGAAGGCGGTGGCCGCTTGTTCAAGTACATGCCGCCCCTCAAGGGCAAAACCGAGTGGCGCAAGATTGGTGTGGAGTCGGGCTGGGGTGTGCAGGTCTGCAACGACATCAATGATGCTGGCAAGTCGCCTGTCGATTTCGATTACTACGTCAGAGAAGTGGAGAAGCTATGTTTGGGACTTGCTTGAACACCAAGGTGCTGGAAGCCGGTGGGAACATTGAATCGCGGTGTTTGGTGAAAAACCTACCCAACTTCACAGATCAATATGTCTTCACCAAGGAATCGCTGGAGCGATTCATCGAACAAATCAAACAGGAGCAAAACAATGAAAGCGCGTGACATTCAAATCGGTGGCGATCACTACAAGAACATGGGCGTCGAGCCTTGGGACGTGGTTGACACATGGCCCATTGAACAGCGCATCGGGTTCTACCGTGGCGGGGCGCTCAAGTACGTGATGCGTATGGGAACCAAGGACGAGAACGCTCAAGAGATTCGCAAGGGTGCTCACTACCTGCAAAAGCTGGCCGAAGTGCTGGAGCAGCGTGACATGGAAATCAAACACGATCTTGATGCGGGGTGCCAAGGTGCTTGAAAAAGACATTGAGAAAAAGGTCTGCGACTACGCCAAGACCAAGAACGTGCTGGCGTACAAGTTCACCAGCCCTGCCCGCGCCGCTGTGCCGGATCGTTTGTTCATCGGACCCGATGGACGCATGTGGTTCTGCGAGTTCAAGCGCAAGGGTCAAGTGCCCACGCCAGCGCAGTACCGGGAGCACGACAGGCTCCGGCAACAGATGGTCAACGTGTTCGTCATTGACAACGTGGCCGAGGGTAAGTTGATGGTTGACGTGATGGTGATGGGGGCCGCATGAGAGTCATATCATGGTTCTCATGTGGTGCCGCCAGTGCGGTAGCCACCATCCTTGCTGCTGTCAAGTACGGTGAAATTGAAGCCGTGTACTGTCGTGTTGTTGAGGAGCACGAGGATAACTTGCGGTTCCTTGACGACTTCACCCGTGTGACCGGCATCCCCGTCAAAGTCATCATGGATGAACAACATGAGGGGTCGATCTACAAGGTGTTTGCAAAGCGTGGTTTCATCAAAAACCAGTACGGCGCACCATGCACCATGATCTTGAAAAAAGACATGCGCAAGTCATATCAGCGTCCCGGCGACATTCAGGTGTTTGGCTACACCGTCGAAGAACAAGACCGCGCTGACCGATTCATTGACGGCAATAACGATGTGACGGAAGACTTCATTTTGATTGACAACAACGTCAGCAAGCAAGACTGCTACAAACACTTGACCCGACTGGGCTTAAAGCTGCCAGCGATGTATCACCTTGGATATTCCAACAACAACTGCATTGGTTGCGTGAAGGGGGGGATGGGTTATTGGAACAAGATTCGCAAAGACTTTCCCGACCGATTCGACAAGATGGCGAAAGTGGAAAGACTCATCGGTCACGCTGTAAACAAGGACGAAGACGGCCCGGTGTACTTGGACGAGTTGGCACCCAATCGTGGACGATTCAAAGTAGACATGCCAGCGGATTGCGGCTTTACATGCGAGGTGGGCCATGCTGACGCCTGACCTGCTCCACGACTACCAAAAGAAGGCGGTCAACTTCCAGTCCACGCATCCCAACTCGATGCTGTGGCTGGACATGGGGCTGGGCAAGACCGTGATCACACTGACCACGCTGGCCCACCTAATCCGCACCCAGTTCCTGCGGGGTGTGATTATCGTGGCACCCATCCGAGTCATCCGGTTGGTCTGGAGGCAGGAGGCTGCGAAGTGGGAGCACACCAAGCACCTCAAGTTCAGCATGGTTGCGGGCACCAAGGATCAGCGCACCCGCGCCCTGCTGCGCCCTGCTGACGTGTACATGATCAACTACGAGAACCTTGGCTGGTTGGCCGAGACGCTGCAAACCTACTTCGTCAAGAAGGATCGCCCGATGCCGTTCAACGGAATCATTTGGGACGAGATCAGCAAGATGAAGAACAGCGCCACGAACCGAGTCAAAGCGTTTCGCAAGATCGCTGACCAATTCGAGTGGACCACGGGCCTCACCGGCACCCCGGCCAGCAACGGGTACAAAGACCTACACGGTCAATTCCTCGTGGTGGACAAGGGTGAGCGTCTGGGCACCAGCAAGACAGCGTTTCGCACCCGGTTCTACAAGAAGGCCGGACCCTACAAAGAGGTGCCCTACGAGGACACCGAGGACACCATTAAAAAGCTGATCGGCGACATCACGCTGGAGATGTCAGCCGAGGACTACAACCCGCTGCCTGACTTGATCGTCAACAACATCGAGATCGAGATGCCCGACGAGTTGCGGGCCAAGTACGACAGGCTGGAGAAAGAGTTCTTCATGGTGCTGGACAGCGGCAAGGAGGTCGAGGCGTTCAACCAAGCGGCTCTCACAAACAAGTGCTTGCAGTTCTCTAACGGTGCCATGTACCCCATCGCCGGGATGCCCCTGTGGGAGCCAGTGCATGACATGAAGCTGGACGCCCTTGAGGACATCATTGACGAGGCCCAAGGTTCACCTATCCTGTGCGCCTATGCGTACCGGTCAGACGCCGAGCGCATCATGACCCGGTTCAAAGACCTGCGGCCCATCAACCTGACCGAGTGCAAGACCGAGGCGTCACTGACCAACGCCATGCACCGCTGGAAGACTGGCGACTGCTCTCTCATGATCGGCCACCCGGCCAGCATGGGCCACGGCATCGACGGCCTCCAGAAAAACGGCCACATCCTCGTGTGGTATGGCCTTAACTGGTCGCTGGACCTGTACGAGCAGTTCAACGCCCGTGTGCGCCGTCAGGGCCAAGGGGCACCAGTGATGTGCCACCGCATTCTGATGCAAGACACGCTGGACCAAGCACAAGCACTGGCCCTCGATGAGAAGGCCACAACCCAAGCTGGGCTGCGTAATGCAGTCAAACAATACCGTCAATCCAAAGGAGTATGAACATGAGCACTGAGGCAATTGAACTCTGGCACAAACGTGCCCGCCCTGAACCCACCGCTGCCGACTTCAACGTGCAGCTTGGATGCCACTTCGAGGAGATCGAGGAGATGATGCGATCCATCGACACCAGCGATGACGAGTTGTGGCATGACGTGCGCTTGCAAGTATTGACGCTGGCGAAGCTGCTCAAGATTAACGAACTCAAGGCCACCATCAATGACCGCAACGAGTTCCTTGACAGCATCGCCGATCAAGTGGTCACCGGCATCGGTGCAGCCTACTGCGCGGGCATGAAAGCATCCGATGCGTGTGACCGGGTGAACACCAGCAACTGGTCCAAGTTCGACCACAACGGCCAGCCCATTCGTGATGCCAACGGCAAGATCAAAAAAGGTCCAAATTATCAGCCGCCAGTGCTTGACGGCCTCTGCTAAAAGTGTGATACACTTGTTGCACATCAACCAAAGGAGTAACTGTAATGATCAACGAACTTATCAACTGGGTGAAAAACGCATACACCACACCAAGCGCCGAGGCACTGGCACTGCGCGAGTTGGAGGACAGCAAGCGCAGGCTGCTGGAGGCTCAGACAGCGCGTGAATACGCTGACTCGATGTGCAAGTACCGCGAGGCGCAGATCAAGCGCCTGACGGCCTATCTACACAACGCAACAGAGGCGCAATCGTGACGTGGCCCTTCCCTCCTCCCGGTGGCCCGGTGCCGTGGACTCCGCAGAAGGAGTCCGAGTACCAGCGCCAGCAGCGCAGCCAGTTGCCGGAGGCACCATTTTGAGCAGCCTCAACCGTGGGCAGCGGGTCATTGATACCACTGCCGCCATTGTCGAGTTCGGCGAGATCACCGCAAGTGAATTGGCCGAGTATCTGGACATCACCCGATACGATGCCCACGCCGTGCTGAACCGCATGAACAAGCGAACCAAGGCCGGACTCAAGCGCATCCATATCGTGCGCTACATCGACGACCACGATGGTGCCCGCACCTATCCTCGGGCGGTCTTTGCGATGGGTGACAAGCCTGACGCCAAGAAACCCAAGGCTGACCAACTTGCCGTCAAGCGCCGGTATTACGCACGGCTGAAGTCGCGCACCACCATGAACAGCGTGTTCAACCTCGGGATGCACTGGAGAGCAGCATGAGCATGACCTGCCCCTACTGTGGTACGTGGACAACGGTCAAGGAAACCCGGACACGCAAAACAGACAACGTGGTAACGCGCCGATACGAGTGTGCCAATTTGCACCGATTTTCAACCGAAGAAAGGATTCGAGACGATGAACTGCTGCGACGATTTCGGGAACTGCAACCAAGGTCCAAACTGCCCGGTTCGGGTGGCGAGAGTTGGGCAGCGCATGAAAACCGCTGACCCCCTGCCGCCAAGTATCTGGCGTGACCAACTCAAACGGCTAGCCTACTGGGTAACGATAGCCTTGATTGGCCTGACCGTGTGGCCGCTGCTGGCTTATTTGGTCTTGCGGGCGTAGAACAGGGTGCGGTCACCGAACAGGTAGAACCCAACGGCACCGGCAAAGTTGTCCACGGACTCGCTGTCGATGCTGTTGACCTTGAGGTAGGCCCAAGTGCCCAGCACAATGACCCCGACAGCAGGGCGCATCAAGCGCACAGCAGCCTCAACCCACGGGTATGAGGGGTTGGTACCACCGGCATCGTTCATCGCCTTGAACATGTTCAGATCGAGTTCGCGCATCTTGACGTACTCGTCCACGTTGACTGGCTTGTAGGTGTCAGTCTGGATGAACCGACCAATCAGGGATTTCCCCAAGTCAACGGCCAGCGGGCCAAGGGCTGCGAGGATGGTCAACGGGTCCATTACGGGTACTCCTTGCGGGGCAGTTGAAAGTGTGGGCCGTCTTTGAACGTGCGCCAGTTTCCACCCCATTCGATTGGCACACCAACCTGTTTGGATGCCTCTTGCATGGCTGCGTTGATCTTGGCGTATAGCGGCCATGACCAGTCAACCTGATCGTCAACCCACGCGCCCAAATCGACAGCTTTAGAGAACCCATCGGTACCGGGGATGTGGCGCGAGTTCATGGTTTGACTGGCACCCGACTCGACCAGTTTCTTTTGACGGATCGGATCGCGGACACCCTCAAGCACAGTGAAGTCTACGGTGGTCAGTTGAATGGCCTTTTCAACCACCTTGACCAGATCGGGATGTACGCCCTTGAGTCGCGCTTTAGATCGGACACCAAGGCTGTACATCTCAGTGACCCTTGATCCAACTGAGGCCGAAGCCGATGGCGCTGGAGATGAATGAAACAAAGGCCATTCCGGCCCAGAAGCCACCGCGCCCTTGGTTGGCAAGGGCCACAAGGTGCTCGACATGGCTTTCCATCTTGTCGATCTTGGCACTCATTTCGTCGAAGCGGCGCTCGTAATTCTGAACGCGCTCCCACAAAACGCCGTACTTTACTGGGTCAATCTCAGCCATGTCTACTGCTTCCATGATGAAGGGTGCCTGTATTTTAACTATTTTTGCTTACCGAACAAACTCGTTTTCCACGAATCGCTCCGGTGCCAGCATGTTGACACCGGCAGCAGTTGTGCCGGTGACAGCGGCCCTAGTCGGGGCACCCCATTTTGCCGGATCGGCCATGATTTGCAAAACACGGTTGCGCTCGGCAGCGGGTAATGACTCCAGCAACTGAGCAGCACCCTCGGGTGTCTTCAAGGCTTCGGTCAAAGTCGCCATCGTCTTGGTGCCGATCTTGGTTTCCAAGATGTTCAGCGCCTTGTTGGTCGTCGCGGCCACGGCACTCAGGTAGGACGGCAGACGGAACTTGCTCATGTTCTGGAGCAGCAGTTCCTTCAGGGCCACCTGACCACCTTCGACTTGAGACTTGATGTTGGCGTTGCGGATGACCTTCGCAGCCTCGTTCTCCAGCGGTGCCAGTGTGTTCTCGGCCAACTCGACAGCGATGTTGTACTTGCCCGGGCCGAGAATCTTCTCCACGGCTTCGGGGGACTCGTTCTGCACGAGGCGCACAAAGGCGTTTTTGTCGGTTTTGAACAGACGCAGGGCTTCGCCGGTCAACTGCTTCTCGGCGATCTTCTGGGACATTTGTGCGTGTTGCTTGAGGTAGTCGCGGTAGCCTGCACCACCTGCTGCCTCGATGGCATCGTCAATCACCGGCTTCACACGGCTCAAAACACCGGCTGCGAGGTTGCGCTGGCTGGTGGCGTCCATCCCCGGGCGAAGCTGCTGGATCGCAGCATTGACCGAGTTCTTGCGAATGGCGTCAAGGGCGCGGGCGTCGATGACACCACCGCTGCTGGTCCATTTGGCGATGTCATCGCTGACGTTGCGCAAGGAACCCAGCAGCACATCGTTGCCAGCAAACTCGGGGTTGTTCGCCACGGTCTTGAGGCTGCGCACCAGCGGCTCACCTTCCAGTGGCTTGATGCCCACGGAGCGCAGAGCGCCAGCGGCTTGATCGGCAAACCGAGCACCTTGACCCAGATCGAGGGATGCTTCAGCGGCCTTGTTGGCCCAGTCACCAAATGCTTTCTCGGCCAACTCGCCCGAGTAGGTGTACTTGGTCAGGCCGACAGGCAGATCGCGTTTGATCAGATTCAGGCGGGCACTGGCGTTGGCGATGTCGCCCAGTTCCATGAGGCGGCGAACTTCCTGTACCTTGGCAGCAGCCTGCTCACCGAGGTCGGCAGACAGACCTTCCAGACGGGCGACTTCTTTACCGAGGTTGGCGCGAGTGAGTGCGCTTTCTCGCATGGGGCTGGTGATGCTGCGGGCAGCTTCCTTGGCACCTTCCGTAGTGGCCCGGACATCGGCTGCTGTTTTGCCACCGGCCAGCTTGGACAGGGCGTTCAGCGACACATCGCCTTGGGACTTCTCCAGCGCCGACAGGAAGCGGGGATCGCGGGCCGTGGCCCGGTCGATCAGGGCTTGGAATGTTGGGCTGTTGATGTCGGCTGCTGCCTGCGCTGCGCTCATACCTTTACCCTGCCCTGCCTTGAGCGCATTGAGCACTTCGGGCAAGTCTGGGCCGAGAGCGTTGCGGGCAATGTCGGCAGCTTTGTTCTTGGGAATCTGGCGCAGGTCGGCCAGCTTGCCCACACCCTTGGCGATCAGCGGGCCAGCCACACGGCCACCAGCTTCAAAGGTTGCGCCTTCAAGCACGTTGCGCACGGGTTCAACGACTTGGGCAGCACCCTGACGAGGGGCTTTCATACCCATCGCCACATCGGCCAGTTCCAAGCCTTCCTTGGCAATACCGTAACCCAGACCAGCGCCACCCACGATGCCAGCCGGACCCATCGGTGTACCCAGCAGACCGCCACCAATTGCACCACCTGCTTCAAGAAGCGGGGCGACAAAGGGACGCGCTGCCTGATAGACACGCTGACCGGTGCTCAGTTCTTGACGGGCACCGGGCATACCCTCGGACGCAGCCGTGCGGGGGCGCAGCGACTCAGGCAGTTCCGGGGCTGCTGGCGCTGCCGGTGCTGTGAGTTTGCTGATGTCGTACCCGTTGGCTTGCAGCTTGGCCGTCAGATCGGCCTTGCTCATCCCATCGGGTACGCCTTTGATGATCGTGCCATCGGGTAAACGAACGTCCATTATTTCAGGCTCCCAAAGTCGATTACACCGCCTGCTGCTGGCGCAGCGGGTGCACCACCACCACCTGCACGAGAAGCGCGGGATTGAGCGTTTGTCACACCCTTGCGGATCACGTCTTGCAGGTCCATCGCGGCGCGGATGAATTCCTTCTCGTCGGTCGAAGTGGACATCCGGTTGATGGCGTCCGTACCCTTTGAGCCTTCTTTTTCAGTGATGGCACCACCACCCTTGAGGGCTTCAAATGCTTCAAGGAACGATGCACCCTTGATCTGGTCAAAGCGGGACATGAAGCCAGCGGCATCGGTGCCCGGGATAAACCGTGCGCCGGGGAGCCATGTGGCACCCACGCTGCCGCTGAAACCGGGATGGGGCTTCTCGCCTTTGAGCAACTGACCAGTCTTGGAGTCGCGCTTGCCAACCAACTCGTCGATCAGGCGTATGCCCTCCTCGGCACGACCGATGACCTTTGGCAGCGCCTGCATTGCGGCCACATCACCCTTGGCGATTGCCTCACCAACGGCTCTTGCACCACCCATGCGCTGCTGGAACGCTGGGTCGGCATCACGGCGATTGTTCTCCTCAAGCACGGCGACACGACGACCCTCAAGACCGATACGTTGACCATCTTGCTTGATGCGCTCGGCTTCGCCGGGGGCCATCGTCTTGGTCTGAGTGCCGATGGTTTTTAGTTCACCTGTCAGCGGCGCAAAAGTGCGCGACTCGACTTTGCCGCCAAGGTCCGTGGTAGACAGTTGCGGCTTGTTCAGTTCCATGAACTTTTCGGTGCCCAGCTTGGACTCGTTGATCAGGCGGTTCAGACCACCGGGAGTCTGCAACAACTGCTGGATACGCTGCATCGACTGGTCCACCGTGATACCACGGGCTTCCAATGCTTTGCCGATCACAGGGTCTGCATGGTTGGCCTTGTGCCATTGCATGTACGCCTCGGCAGCACCGGGCGATGTGGGGTCGATTGTTTCAAGGAACTGGCGCGACTGTTTCAGCTTACTGTCAAGCAGATCGACTTGTGCTTTCTGCTGCTTGGTTTTTGCTTCACCGAGTTCCAGCAGACCCTTTTCAATGCCGGGCAGCTTGGAGCCAAAGCCGCCGGTCGAGAGCGACCCGCGCAGCTTGTTGACATCCACTTCACCGGTCTGTGGGTTGTACGCCTCGGCGTATGCGCGGTTCAACGCATTGGTCGATTCTTGCTCACGCTGGACTTGCTGCATCTGCAACTGGGCCAGTTGGTTTTGCTGCTGTGCGCCTTGGATTGCCATGACCTTGCCGTACTGAGCCAGCGGGTCTTGAAGTTCGATCCCTCGAACTCCCATTGCGATTGCGGGGTTAATTGGCATGATTTATCCTTGCACAGACGAGGCGTCGATACCAACACCATAATTCGGGGTCTGCCACGAGTACCCACCGCCACCACCACCAGAAGGAGCCAGTCGATTCATCATCTGCTGACCTTGATAGTAGTTCAAGCCGGTGTTCAGGGCACCGGTCAGTGCATTGGCACCACCCACGTAACCAGAGGCTCGGGCAGCAGCACCACTCATTTGAATGTCGCCTACGTTTTGGGCAGTCTGCATCCCGGATTGACCAATTTGTTGGGCTGTGGTTTGACCCACACCGGCCAACGATTGAAGTGGCTGGAGTCGGGCAGCGCGTTCAGTTTGGTACCGGTTAAATGCGTTTGTGTATTCTTGTGATGCGAGGTCTTGACCGAATCGCTGGATGCCCTTGAGCGTTGAGCCGGACAACAAACCACCACGAGCAGCAGCGGATCGCTCCAAACCCTTCAGGCCTTCGGACATGCGGAACGAGTAGCCCGGGTCTGCCTGAAAGTCAGACATGCTGAAATTTTTGTAGTCGGTCAGCGGAATCAGTTTATTGAGTGCAGTTTTACCTGCCTCCATCCACGGCATTTGATCTTGCCGAGTCTGCTCGTACTGTTTGTATTGAAGGTCAGCAGCACGATCTGCGGAAGCAGCCTGCGTGGATGCCGCATCACCTGCGGCCATGCCGCCAATTACAGCACTGCCTACAACAGCGCCAGCTACCCAGAATGTCATGGTGACACCTCAATTTGTTTGTTCTTGACCGTGTTACCCAAAGCATACATCGAATCGGGTTCCACCTCAACCAACTCGGCCTCGGCGTCCTCGACCGTTGTCGCCTCGATGGCGTGAAACGTCATGCAAAGCGCGTCAGTAATTGCGTACACCGCCCGCTTTGTCCCGGGTTTGCTCTGAAACAGATGAGGCCCGGTGACCTCTTGCACGTTACCCTCGCCGTCCGTGATCGCCACGGTGCCCGACACGATGAGATACAAGTGCTCTTTTTTGTGGATCGCCCCGACTACCAACACACCAGCGTGACGAAACACCTCGCGGCAGTACATGCCACCATGAAAATAGTGCTTTGTCTCAGGCTCGTACTGTGGCAGTTTGGACAGTTCCTGCTGGAGCGATTCTACCTTTTGCCGCATCATTTGAGGCGGCGCAACGGCAAACCCTTCTCCATAAGTCACTGTCATGTTCACTGAGTCACCTCACGACCACTGACACGCATGTTGATGGCGCTGGCGGTTCCTGCGATTGTACTGATGAAGTCGCCGGGGTTCAAAACCTGTCCGACCAACTCGGGGAAGGTGTAGACCTCAGACGGCTGAAGCGTCTTGGTCTTGGTGATCAAGTTGCTGTTGCCAGCGGACCCAGCAGTCGTCACCAAATTGACCGAGATCATGGCAGCACTGGCGCTGTAATTGGTCGCCGTGAACTTGTCGATGATCGCAGTCACATTGGTGGCCGTGTACTGGGTTGTCTGAGTGTTCTCGACCGTTTTGGCCGGGACGATGTTTTTGACGATGACAGTCATTCGGGTTTCTCCTTATTGCTGTACTTGGGTAATGGCTAGAACAACTGCTGGGGCTGCTGGTGCAAATGCCGTTGCCGCCACGGTTTCAACGGTTACGTTGGTGCTGTTTGCCGCAAAAGCAACTTCAATGTAGCCATTGGCGGCGAGTGAAACCGTCTCACTCAGAGCAATTGGAATGTAGCCGTTGTTCAGATCGGACGTGACAAGTCTGGCACTGTTTGGAATGGCGGTTCCGTTCTTTTTAAGCCACACCCAAATGTTTTTGGCCGATGAACTCCCACTGGTCAATTGCAAGGTGACGTCAACTTGATACAGACCGGCTTGCGGAACGATGATTTGTGAGGTCGTGCCACCGATCACCACGCCATTGCTGATTTGCGTGTTGTTAAAAGTCAGCAAATACTCAGTATTGATGACGGCTGGAGTTTGGTTCGTGGTCTTGCTGAACACGCCGTAATACTGCATCTGCGTGATCGTTGGGCGCATAAAAATCACGCCAACTGATGCGTCGGACACAATGCAAGCGGCCATTGGGATCACGTTGTCTGGAGCTGTTGGCTTGACGTTGGTCAACGCTCCAGCAATGGTGGGACTGGCGTAAAGAATGTCACCTGAGCTGAATGCGCTGGTATCAAGATCGCGAACAAACCCCCATGTAGTGCAATAACCCTTCTCACCACTGTCGGGAAGGTCATGTGTCATCACGCCCAAAGCGTAAAGCGAAGGGCTTGTGCCATCGGCAAGGTATGGGGCCACCAGCAGTGCGTTGGGTGTTGCACCGGCGAACCCGACCACAGTGCCGTTGGGGATGGTCACACCGGTGGTGTTGCCGACACGGGCGTATGTCTCTTGGCCGATCTGCTGCGTGACACCATATTCCATATCAAGGTCAAGCGTCTGATCGACCTCGTTCCAAGCCAGCGTGCCCGTATCGGAAGGGACAGATTGTGGCGTGGTGTCGAACGTCAACCACGGCACGTTGCTCTGCTGAAGCTGGCTCATGGTGCCCAACTCGGGGCGCACCTGAAGCGCGAGGGCGTTGACCTGCTTTTGCAACTCGGCAATCTGCGCCAGCAGCCCATCTTGCGAAGGGGTCAGGTCACCAGCCGCCTTGTCGATGATGGTGTTGATTTCGTCAACTGTGAGGCTTGGTGGACCCTTTTGCAAGTCGCCCAGCGACACCTCACTGCCGCTGGTCAGTTGACTGAGCGACAGCAGGAACAAGTACCACGGCATCGAGACAAAGCCTGTCTCAGGGTTCAGGAAAGGAACCCGTGGTTGTGTAATGGGGACGATGCTTGGATTAGGCATTCGTTGGACTCAACAGCAATTCAGCGCCCATGATGGCGATTTTTACAGGATCAGTGCCCGACACCTCGTAAACGCGATCACGCAGCTTCATAGTCATGCCCAATCTGCGCCAGATGGCGCGGCGATAGTACTCACCGATCTTGCCGATGCTGACCCAGTGCTCGTTGGACCATGTGTGCCCACCATCGTCTGACCAGCGCAGCATGACCTCGGGGTCACTGCCTTGACCGAGGTTCAACCCGGTACCCGACTCGCAGTCAAGCTGAAGGCTGTGGTGCGCGGTGCGCTTGAGGTTGTTTTGGCCGGTGGGCAGTGCTCTCCACGAGCGGAGCCACTTTTGGATGCTGCCGTTGTCCGAGTAGTCGTCCAGATCGAACGAGTACACGTTGCCGTTTTGGTAGTCGCCCACCATGACTTTAGTGCCGAAAAACGCTTGGCAGTTGCTGCGGTGACGAGTGAAGTCACCATTGGCAAAACCGGCCCGTTCATGCCATGCCTGTGTTGCCACATCGTAGACCCATGTGGTGTCTGCGGTTGGAAAAATCAGCACGTAGAAGCTGTGGCCGTCTTGCTGGTAGGTGTATCCGATGGCGTCCGACAAGTCACCATACTGCTGAATGTGCCACTCGATGGCATGGGTCGAGATGCGCTGACCCGAGTAACCATTAGCCCGGTAGACCATGCCTTGACCACGAGCGTCCTTGCCCAGCCAAAACAGACCGTTGTCCATCTTGGCAAGCGAATAGGCGGCAGCGCAACCCAACTCGTTGAACGCGCCTTGGATGCGGGAAAACGGAAAGTCAGCGTTGCCGCTGTTGTACCAGACCTCGATGGAGTTGGTGCCGTAGACCCACAGTTGCCCGTGGTCTACGATAATGCCGACCACGCCATCAGGAGAACCCTCGGCGCTGGCAAAGTCGAGGGGGTCAACCTGCGTACCCTCAAGCAGCGAAGTAACCCAGATTTTTTGGCTGTTCGGTTCATTGAACACAAAATAGCCGTCCAAATAACCCACAGTCACGGCACCGGGGAAGTCCGGGTCGGTGATCTGCTGGAACACGTTGGTCAGCGAGTTGTAGATGAACGAGGGGCCGTTGCATGCTACGAACAACTGGGTTCCGTTGTCGGACATGCTGACAGGTCCAGTGCCCGACACAGTGCCAATCAAGGTTGCCGTATAGGCAGGAGTCACTTTGTACAGTTGACTGCCACTGACCACGTACAGGTTGCCAGCCAGCACCCACAACCCACGGATGGGGCCGTTACCCACTGTCACTTCCAGCTTGAGGCCGGGAGCGCGGTTCAGGAACGCAGGCTCCTTGCCAGCCTCGGGCACGATCTCGGGGAACAAGTTGACCATGCGGGCATCCGCAGCGTTGACGCTGCGGGCCACGTAGGATGATCCGAGGATGGGCGTCTTCATTAGAAGTTACCGGCGTAGATGTTGAACCGCTGACGGTTTGCCACCACGGCGTAGGGCAGACTCATCACATCGTATGGGTTGTTGATGCGCTTCAGGTTGCGCTTGCTGGTCATAGCGATGCGCTGCACCTGTGGGCTTGGCTCCACACCAAACTCGGGCGCGATCTCCATTGCCAAGTTGTAGGCAAATGCCCGCATGTAACCCGGTGGGAAGAACAACTCGGTATTGAGCAGCGCAGGCTGCGTCAACTCTTGCACCGAGATGAAGTGCCACTCCAAAACCTGCGTGGGTCGAGGGTACACGTACATCTCGACATCGGGGAAAGTATTGTTGACAAAGATAACCTGTGGAAAGGTCGATGTCGATGTCTTGACAGCGATGCCGTTGTACTGGTCTTGGTTGATGAACTTGATGCCGTAAGACACGCCACTGGGGGCGCGGTAGTACGTGGCGTCGTCAAGCTGGATAGGGCGGTTGCCCACAAAGTCACCAGTTGGGCCAAGAGTGCGTTTGATCTCACCAGCAGGCCACGAGAAGATTTGGTCTTGGGTGCAGAACACGGACAGACGCTCAGTGTTCCACGAGTCGATCATCTGGTTCATCGCAACCAGAGCATCTTGACTTGTTGCCGCTGACGCCGTTTCACCTTCAGCAAGAATGCCGAGCAGACGAAGTGCTCGGTTGATCTGATCGCCAGCGGTATAAGCCATTTCAGTTTCCTTCGGATTCGTCGCTTGCCGAAGTCAAAAAGGATGGAACTTCGTTGGGCTGTTCGACAGGTTGATCGGTCACTTTGCGAGTCAGCTTGTTGCGCACAGGCTTTTCTGCTTTCGGTGCCACCTCGACAGGTGTGTCAGGATTGTACCGTGTCCAGCCGTTTTTTTCATCTTCAGCAAGTTCAACATCGTTGATAGCGACTTTGGCACCGTGAAGGGGGTGTACGAGGGTGACGTTCATTTGATTCTCCATGTGAAAACGGGGCCGAAGCCCCGTTTTACCAGTTGCTTAAGGATTAAGCAACGCGATATGCGGTCCAAGTACCATCGCCGGTTTTACGGGCGAGGAATCGGGCCGATGTGTTGGCGCTGACAGCAGCCACGCCAACGATGGTCCAACCAGTGCCGACCACCAAAGTGGCAGCGTTGGTGCCGCCAATGTTGATGACGCCAAACTCAAATGCGGAGTTCACTTTCTGTGCGCTAGAAACGCCAGCTTCCAGATCAGCCACGGTGGGCAGAGTCAGGTTGACGGCAGCGCCGGTGTATGTGAACAGGCCGTTAGCCAGTTGAGCAGCGGTGAGAGTTGCTGCGGCTGTCAGTGCTGTGGGAGCACCTTGAACCGTCAGATTAGCTTCGCCGATGTTGCCGTCACCGAGTTGGTAACCGCCTGCGCCGTTAGGGAGTGCCATGATAATTTCCTTTCAGAGATTGATTTTGAAAACAGGGGCCGAAGCCCCCGCCTTGGATTAGCCCCAGATGCGGCAACCCATTTGTGGACGAATCGTGTTGTAGCCATACAGCACGTCAACACGGCAAGGCATGCGGTCGTTGTTGATGTCGTACTGACGAACAACACGCAGGCTGATACCGTTGTGAACGGCACGGCTGGCCATGTCAACGCCTTGTGGCAGCAACAGGTCAGCAGTGGCGAACGCGATGGCGTCCTTGTGGTACACCATGTTCTGCGGGTAGCTGGTCGAAGCAGCACCAACGAACACAACAGCCTTGCTGGTAGCAGGCAGGGACACCATAGTGCACAGGGCGTTACCAGCCGAGTACATAGGAGCCACGGTCACAGTAGCAGTAGTGCTGCTGGTCGAGGAGGCCAAAGCCACGAACTGGAACAACGAACCGGTGGACTCACGAGTCTGGGGGTTGGCGGCGTAGCAATCGGCGATGGTGAACACGTCACCAACAGCGATGGTTTCACCGGAGCCGACAGTCAAAGTCAGAGTGGTTGCGCCTTCGGAAGTCACAGCAGCGCCGGTTGTGTTGCCAGTGGCAGCACGGGTGCCGCAGGTGTGAACCTTGATCGACTGGCTCATGTTGACTTCTTCGTAGCCCAACACTTGCTCACCCATCATGCCGTTCTTGAACTGGCGAGAGATGACATCTGTGGGGTTGAAGAAACCAGACAGACCGTTCACCAATGCAGCGTTAGCGGCAGGGTTCACGGTAGCGTAGCGAGGCGACATGGTGGCGGCGTTCTCGTTCAGCTTCTGTTGGGCTTGCAACAGCACCAAAGCAGTCGATGGGGCAGAGCCGGGAGTACCGACAGAGTTACCGATCAGCTTGTATGCGTTGGCAACGTCAGCGTCCACAGTGGAGGCCAACTGGCTGATACGTGGCTTCAAGACACGCTCTGCAAAGTCGTCCAACTGCATGGTCAATTCAGCGGATGTGAAGTTGATGCCGATGTGCTTCTGGCTGGAGACAGTCAGAGTGGTGAACTGTTCGTTGTCGTCCTGAACTTGCAGGGCGGCACCGTCAGTAACCAGAGCGCGGTCGGGCAAACGGATGCGCAGTGTGGAACCGATCTTGGCACCTTCAACAGCAAAGCTGTCGTCGTACTGGCGGTTCACGTTGCGGGTGATCACCAAGTTGTTCTCAAGGATTTCGAGAGACTTGCGGGTGATCATGTCAATGGTTAAGAGACTGTTACTCATGATGATTTCCTAAAATTAGCGGTTGCGAAGTGCCCGTGCCTTGTCGAGTTGTCGTTGACGCTCGGCAGCAATCCAGTCCGATGTACTCATGCTTTTGACAGAACGAGGATCGGTGGTGTCAGTGACACCGGGGCTTACTGCTCGTGCGGTCACCGGACGAATCGGGTCAGGCGCAGACGAGGTTTTCTTTTGAAAAGGTTCGGCACTCAATTTTGCCTCAACTTTTCCAATCTCACGCGCTTGCAACAGTGGCGACAAGCGAGAAATGCGGTCAGCTTCCTTGGGGTTGCTGCCCAGCCAATAGGCCAGATCAGGTCCAAGGTCAGACGCTTTGATGGTTTCGGCCATCACATCGGTGACGCGAAGGTTCGGGTTGTACGCAACTTGGTCAAAGTCATCGTATTTAGACCGGGCCTCCTCCTCACGTTCTGCGAAGGTTTCTTC